TAGGTTCTTCGTCAGCTTGACCGACAGGGCTGCGACCTCGGTCATGGCAATGCCTGCAGTCCCGGCGGACACCGCGAACGATGCCAACTCTTCCGCACTGGCCCCGGTCTTTTCCTCTAGATCCTTGAAGTCTCCGGCTTGACGCGACAATTCATTGACCGCAGCAAAAGCCACAGCCGCAGCGGCACCGATACCGAGGATTGCTGCGCTTGCAGCCTTGGCTCCGCTAGTAATAGCGCTATCCAACCGTGCCGCGAATAGCTGCGCCTCGCGCTCGGACTTCGTGAGGCCAGACGTGAATTCAGCCGCGTTGAGTCCAAGCGTTACGATCAGTCCGCCGAGTGAATTAGCAGGCATCGCCTAACCTTTAGCTTTCCGGCCTTGGCCAAGCCGATACACCCGCGCCGCAGTCACCGCGCCAATCATCGAACTTCCCACTTCGGCAGTCATTGATTCGTCCTCTATGGCCGGCACAACTAGAAAATCGGACAGCTTCGTCGAAGTCTTGGCGCCGCCCATTGTTACGGCCACCAGGTAAGCCGTTTGCGCCGCCTGCAAATCGGCACGACGCTGGGGAAGGAAGAACGCCCGGGCATACCTCTCCCACAACAAGAACTCGCGTTCATCCATGCGCTCATCAAGTTCGTCCAGCGTGCAGCCGCCAATTGCTAGCGCCAGGTGCATCTTAAATACCTGGCGCTGCGTCAGTTTCCCTTGGGGTCTGCCTCGCTTTTGTCCGGCAATTGCAGGGCTTCGTGCGCCTCGTGAATAAGCCTGCTGACGTTGTGCGAGTTGTTGTCCATGACCGACTTCAACTCGTCCATCTGCGCGTTGTCTTTTTCGTCGAACAGAAGATTGCCGTCGGCCCCGCGAACGATCCGAGCAATGCCGCGCTCGATGTACAGCGGATCGTTGGTAAGACGCTCTCGGACTTCCTTCGGTTCGTCAGGCTTAGTGATCACGGCTTTGATATCAGCCATCGACAGCGGTCGCAGATAGATCGGCTCGGTAAAGCCGGGCGGCGTGAATGCCGTCAACTTGACCGCCGAACGCTTAAGGCCGAGTAGAAACTTAGCCCGATCCATTAAGCCGCCAGGACGAAGATTTCGCCGGACAGCTTGATGGTGGCCGACCCAGTCCAGAGACCGGACACCGCACCTTGAAAGCTGGTTTGCTGAACCTTGCCCAGCATGATCACCGTGCCGCCAGAGTTCGGGAACACGATCTTGAACCCTATCTCATCGCCGGACAACTTAGCAGCGCGCAACGCGGTCATCACGGTTGCATTCGGGGCGAAGTTGTAATCCAGTTGCAGGGTGCCAGAGTCCGACAAGCCAAGCTCGAATTCCTTCGCTGTCGAGCAGATGGTGGTCGCGTCGATTTCGTCCGATGCGCCGTCCTGCTGATTCATTCCGGTGAGTTCGCAAAACTCGGAGAACTGGGCCTCATCGACATAACCGCCGCTGACGTAAGCTGCGCTGTTGGTCGAATCTTCGCCGGCAAGCTCGTAAGAATTGGCGAGACGATTGTCAACCACGAACAGTCGATTGTTGACCTCCGTCATACCCACTACACCCTTAATGCGGATCACATCACCATCAACGTGCGGGTTGGCAGTAGACGATACAACAGCCGGATCGGCCTTAGTTATGCCGGTAATCGCTGGACTCGGGCTTGACCCGGCCAATCCGGTCTGCACGGAAAATTGCGAGCCTTGAAATTTGTAACGGGCGCCTGAACTCATGATATTTCCTTTGGAAATGGAAAGGCCCCTTGCGGGGCCTCGGTCGGTGGCGCGATACGGCCGGCGAGTTGCCTAGCTATGTCGAACCGTGGAGAGAATAGTCTAAGATTTCGCGGAAGGTCTTTGTCTCTGTATCGAATCCGCCTGATGCACTTATTTCCAGAATGGCGGGCGGCGAGAATAACGCCATCGCCGCCATAACTTGCAGCCTCAACGCGCGCACTTGCTTGAACTCTTTAGCCACCACGTCTATCTGTACGCGCACAAACGCCGTTGAATCATCACCATCTCCGCACAGATCCACTACAGGAACCGTATCGATGAACGTGTAGCGAATCGCTGGCCAGGTCGGCACCGCTGGCGGCTGCGGAAATGTGACTGGCGCCACACGGCTGCCAACCAGCGGACCGAGCGCGGTGAATATGTCCTGTTCGTAACTCATGCGCCCGCCTTCAGGATTCCGTCCGCCAGTTTCTTCTTCATTACTTCCGTCAGCTTCGATCTATTCTCGTCGAATGCCGGGCGCAATCCAGGCTCTGCGGGCATGTTGACCGTCCCGAATTCCAAGTAACCCGCTACCTGCCTTGTATTGCGCTTCTTCGTAGACGCACCAACTTGTGGATAGACAACCTTCTTAACCGTGACGATGTGTTCGGAGGTTAGGTTTGTCTGTGATTTCCCTAACTTCTTTGCTATGACGTTCTTCTCCACCAAACCCGTATCAATCGACGGGTTGGACCTAAGATTTAACTTGTAGCTTTTTTTGACCACTTGGGCCGCCGCGCCAGTAGCCTGCCCCGCCAGCTTCTTGGCGACCTTCTCGGATAGCTTTCGCATGCGCTCGCCCAATCCCCGCAGGCCATCGACGCGGATCGTTACGCTAGCCATCGCTGACCTCTAAGACCACGCCGTGCGCGCAAACAAATTTTGCAATCTTGTGGAAATCCGGTTCCATCCCGGTGACTTTACAAAAAAAGGCCATGGAATTGAAATACGGCCGCACCCACCATCGAAATCGAACACTCAATTTAAGACTATCCACAATTCTATCCATCATTCAATCCTGATTGCGCCATGATCTCGATCTCGCGGTGCCCCATGTCTGTCTGCGAAATAGACTTGAAGTTGTAGATGATTCCTTGATGCGTTCCGCGCCACTTTGCCGTAATCATGTTGACGGCCGGTGACCAGCGAATACGGATGCGCGTATCTAACGGCGCCAACGCTTGATTGGCGATCAACTGCTCCCGGCCCCGCAACGGTTCAACAGACGCCCAGACAGTGCCAAACGCGGACCAGTTGATAACCTCGCTACCAGTATCGTCCTGCGTGGCAATGGGCTCATCCAGCAACAAGCGATGCCGGAGTTTGCCCGCGTTCACGCGATCCCCAAGCGCAACCGCCAGCGGTCAAGCAGAGATGACGCACCAAGCGGCAGCGACATCAGCTTTAACTCGGTCGTCTCCTCTCGGTTCTCGTAGAGGTGCCCGATGATCAGCAGCATCGCAGCCTTGATCGACTTGGGCAGCGGCCGATCATCGGGGCTGGCGTTTGGAAGCGTGTAGCCGGCGTTATACCGGACGGTGATTGCGTTCCGCACAGCTTGTACTGTCGGCCATGAAGTATCGACAGCCGAGTACAGCCAACTCGGTTCCGACCAGTTATCCAGCGTGTAAGCACTGGCCACTAACACCTGCGACGCCCCATCACCATCCAGATAAGTGACGCTGGTAATGCTCGAGATAGGCGACATGGGCAAAGGTAACTCGTTGGTATTCTCGATTGCGTAGAAACTTCTGGCCGGCCATGCCGATGTCACCAATTCAAACGTCTGCGGGACCAAGGCCCGCCCGGTATCGTTCTCGCACCACTCACGGGCGGCGACGATCAATGTTTGTATCAACGTGTCGTCAGGATGCGGCTGCGTCGGGCTGCCGCCCTCGTCGTCAATCCGCAGATGTAGCTTTGCCTCGGCCAGCGTAATCTGCTCACCCTCCGGCTGTCCAATCACGCGCAGCCCAGACCGGATAGGCGGCGAGTTACGCCAGCCCCAAACCGGCGAGCATGAATAACAATTAATCATCGCTGGCTTGCCTCCCGCCATACTTGTGCATGTTCACTTTCCTCATAGCCGGGGAGGTTTGGAGTGCCATTGGTCCAATGGATAATTGCCGGATCGGATCGCGGCGGATCAACACCCACAAGATGATTCCACGCCGAGGGCAGGCATCCGATCTCGTCATCGGCCAGAAACTTGAACGCATGTAGATCACGGCCGGGCCATTGGTTCAGCGTGGTCAGGTTCATCCGCGCAAGAGCCGGATGGGATGCGTTCCACAGCGCCACGCTGCTCCAATTTTTGCGGTGATAGGCAACCTGTTTCTGCCCGTCCATCTTGATCCCTTCCATTTGCTGCGTCGCCCGCTTGACCACCATCACCGCGAACCTATCGTCAGCGATGGACAACAATAGATGCGGGTCTTGCCTGGCCATAGTGTCCGCATCGGCAAACAACGCCCAACCCGAATGCGCCAACATGGGAACCGCAAACCGACTGATAGCAAAGTCCGTCGATTGTTCTGCCGCGCTGTTGAAATCGAACATCCGGCCTCGGCGATCCAACGGGCGCGTCAATATTCCGCACAACCGCAGCCGATCCTCGTGCAACGCGATAACTTCGCAGCCGAATGACGCATAACTTTTGGCCGCCACCTGAAATGCATCAATCTCGCGCGAGTCCCATCCGAGGTAAACGCGCAGACTCATGGCTTGCGCGCAGTGATCCGCATGTCGCGCCGCACCCGTCCGGCCGGATGCCACTGGGTTTCTTCGTCTCGGATGTTGACGAAACCGTGCATCTTCAAAAAGTGCCGCAACGTCTTTGGCGTGTAACCCCACTTGTGGCCCATGAACGGATTGCTCTCCTGTGGGTCTCCATAGATGCCCCAGTAGCTCATTTGGTCAGGATGCTTGCCGGACGACGCATAGCCCGAAACAAGGTTCTCGCAACACTTGAAAATGTCCGGGCACTCAATCACCAGCAATCCGCCTGACCTCAGTAGCCGCATCCACTCTACAGCGAGTGCGGCAGCCTCCCACTTGTAGAAATGCTCGATGCCGTGAATACACATGATCTCGTCGGCGCAACCGTCATCGAGCGGGATGCTTCTGGCATCGGCGATGATCTCCGGTTTCAGTATGCCAAGTGCTGCGACATCAATGTTTATCCATCCCTCGCGGATACGGGTTCCACAACAGACATTCAGTCTCACGGAATACCTCTGTGCAATGTAACGCTGTTGATTATGTTCGCCGACTCCAACTCGTGCAGTGAAACACGCTCATAGATTCCTTCGTCGTAATTCATTATGTGAAAGTAAATTACGATTCCTTCTAAGGCTTTGCCTATTCTTTCCGCTGCAACACGATCTCCACCTTTGGCCTTGGCCCACAACAATTTATCGACGACCACTTGGTCAATCTCCATTCACACGATCCCCTTGAAAAATTGCCATGCCTGTTTCGCTTCATCCGGCCGCCACTGGAACCATGCCAGGCGCTGCAGGAATTCCATTCTGCTGGTTTGCGTGTAGTCTCTTCCGGCCAGCCACATCGCAGCGCCATCGGTCGCCTCGAATGGGACACCCGCCACAGCAGCATCGCAGGCTACGTTGGAGTGCTTGCAGACGACTAGCGCCGCCCCACGTAGCAATGACTCGATCGCCGATGTTCCATCTCGCGCACAAGGAAGCACGACAATGTCACCATCGACCTTTGGTCGATAGACGATCCGACTGGGCGGAAAGCGCTTGACCAGCTCTGCATACTTGGCCTGTTCCCAGCCATCACCGAAGTACGCTCTCGACTTGCGCCCCAAGCCAATAAGGAGGATATGGCCGTCTCGCTTGTAATCTTCGCGCAGGCTGATGCCAAGGGAATCCCACCTCGATGGATCGGTTGGCGCGCGATCAATCAAAGCTTGCGGATGATCAGTGTTTATCGACCCCCGAACGTAACCAGTTTCCTTGCGGCGGCCGAAATAGCCCAAGTCCCACAGCATCGCCTTGCCACCAGCCTTTACATGATGGTCACGCGCTTTGCTATGGGCATCCGCCCCGACACCGAACAGCATCAGCCACTCGGAGTCACCGCGATATTGCTTGGTTTCTACAACGCGCTCGCCTACATTTTTCATCGCCGCGATCAAGGCGACTAGGACCGCCGTAGCAGTGAGAGAGGGCTTATGCGCCCTTAGAACTTCGACAGCCATTCCCGATAATCCGCGGCAACCATTTCCAGAGTCGGCGGCCAGAGACCAGCAGCGGCCGTCTTGCGCGTTTCATGATCGGTCAGTCTGTCGAAGGCTCGCACCATGTCCTCACG